GATTACATTCCCCGACTCGAACAACAGGGGGCAAAGATTAACCCATCGGGTAGGTGATCGTCAGCTTAAGCGAATCGCCAATTCCAAGATCGGTTGAGGCGAAAGCCAGTTCGAAGCATGGCTGAGTGTCGGTTCCGTTTTTGAAGTTCGCGTAGCCTTTAATGCCAGTGATCGTGGCACCTGTATTGTTAGTGAAGATGACTACGGTGACAGATGTATTCTGCCCGGCCGTATGAGAGACGGATTCGCCGGTTCCAGTCGGCTGATGTCTAGCCATTCCGGTGCCAGTAACTTCGCTAGGGAAGGTTGTGTCCGTGACTGATGGTGTGAAAGTTGCTGGATTGCAGACCGCGTAGTAGGAGAATCCTGGTCCTTGCGATGATGCGTATATCACAGCTGCGTGGAGAAGATCCCTGCCTCCATTCGTGAGAAGATCGAGAGGATATTCTCCAATCACCTCCCAAGGTAGGTAGGTGCCGAAACGCGGTAGATAGCGCCAAAATCGCTTGGGAATACGTTTACCCCAACTTGGCGGAATCCATCTTCTCCGCTCAACCTTAACGTGGGCATCGGCGATAGGGATTGGATGCTCCCTAAGCTGAATCGATTTCATATCTTCGTTTTCTTTCATGTCTACATCATCGTGAAAACTGAAGATTCTGGGGTCAAGAAAAAACTGGAGGGAATTTTACACGCCGGCGTTCTCATCTTACTAGTCGGGCGATTTTCTATGCCTGTTATCTTTCTGATGGAAGTTGTTTCTACGATGACGATAGGTCTGTCACTTTGACGATGGCTTCCCCGTAGGTCACGACAGGGCTGTACCTTGTCGAGAGCACTACGTCGACCGCGTCGAACTCCTTCTTGACGTCGATGTCGCTGAGCAAAGGTCTCTTCACAACGAAGAACCCTAGCGGCGCGTACGCTGCAGACACGTTTGCTCCCGTGGATAGTATGTATGCGGTTCCAGCTGGTATGACCGGTGAGATGTTGACATCCATGCCGAAGATTGTTCCAATCCGACCGTGCTGGACAACGGGTTCACCGTATTGCATCGCTAAAGTGAACTGAGGCAGCTTGTAAACATCTCTAGCGTTCACTGGGCTGAGCAGTATGTTGTCAGGGACCAGTGCGTATCCTTCAATGATCGACTTCGCCTTCAAGATGTCATACTGGCCCAATCCACCTGTTATGGTGAATAGTGTTCCAGTAGCACCCATGCTTTCACCTGTTGAGGTGAAAGAGTTGCCTGCACCTGAGTCGATGACGCTCTGGCAGTCCTTGTCGATGGTGTAAACCATTCTTCGCGCAAGTCGCCTCAACTGATCCTCGATGATGGGAATATACAGGTCCTCAATGTTCTCTCGCGTTATCCTCTCTCGAAGCGCCTTCTTGTAAGGCGTCACAGTTACCGTTGTGTAAGGCGTGAAGTCCATCATGATCTCTGTGCCTTCAGCTGTCTCACTGATGGCTGCTGCTCTTGAGCCGGATTGCTTCACGAAGGTCGCAGTTTTTCCGGCTACAAGCGGAAACTCTGGGAACAGCCGCTTGACGACGAGAGCTGGCATCGTGAGCTCTATGATCTTCTTGTGTAGCGCTGGATACGCTACTGCTCCAGTGTCAACCCATGTTAATGCATCTCTAACAAAAGCCAATCAAAACGCCTCCTCAAGTCCAGCCGAAGAGTGCGTAAATGACATCGCCGTCTGCGCTAGCTGCGGTGATAGCTCTGCCTATCCATTGTTCAATTTTATCAAGCTCAGCTTGCATAGCTGCTTGACTGTATGTGGCTGGTGCGGCGAGAGCTGCGATGGTTTGAACTTTTCCGTTTGCGGCGCTGCCTATCCTTGAGCCGGCTGTGATCGCTCCGGACGCTACGACTCGGACGAGTCCTCTGCATACGACTGAAAGTTTCTTTCCGGCTTTAGCTGTGGTTAAGGCTACTCCGATCGCGTCCTTGCGGGCGCCATCGGTGGGTTTAACCTTCCATGCAGAGCTTTCGTAGACGACTTGTCCGGCTGTTACATCTGCTTCAGCTTCGAAAGTCAGGATGTACCGGTCGCTGACGAGTGCAGTTGTTCCTTCAAGTGTCGGTGCTGCCATTCGAAACGCCTCCTTACTTGAAGCTTTCAACCAATTTCTTGTGGGCTTTAAGGAGGTCTTTGAACCAGTCCACGTCTCCGAGAACATTGCGTTGCGCAGGAATCTCCTCGAGAGCTACGATTCCCCTGCCTTTCGCTTTCGCTTCTTCAGCTTCCTCACTCTCTTCAGATTCTTCTTCGCCTTCCTCTTCCAGCGGTCCTCTTCCAAGAGGACCTCTCTCAGCTTCCTCAGCTTCAGCCTCGGCTTTCTTCTTTGCTTCATCAGCTTTCTTACGTGCTTCTTCAGCAAGCTTCCTTCCAGCTTCACCAGCCTCCATAGCTCGCTTCAAAGCCGCAACTTCCTCGCTGAGCTTGCGGATCTGGTCGGCGAGAGGCTCAAGCTGCTTAAGGAAATCTTCGTACTTCAGTTCTTTAGGTGGCTGTTCGCCAGGCGCGACATTGACTACGCCCTGTGCTTTCAGGGAAGCCTCCTTAGTCTCAGACATAGGAGACTTCGCCTCCTTTTCGCTAACGGTTTGTTTTTCAGGTTCTTGCGTGCTTACGCGACTAGAACCCACATCCGTCACTTCTTCCGAGAATGACTGGGAAAATTCAGGATGCTTCTGATCTCGCAGAGACTCGTTTAATGCGGCTGCAAATCCGGCAGGCGTGAAAGTCGTCGTCTCATAAGCCGGGGTTGCAACTATCGAGAGCTCGCGTACTCTAGGCCGCTTAACGATCTCCCATGCACCAGGACAGAGGTGAATAAGCAAGCCTTCCTTACGGGTCTGCTTCCTGCATTTCGAGCATACGACTTGTTCGCTATCAACTTGAATGCTTACATGAGTCAAATATCCGCGTAGAATCTTCTTGATGATACTCTCTTCTCCGACCTCTGCTTGAAACTTCACCGTGTTCTCTATACGTTGAGCGTTGAAGACTTTACCGATAACTGCGAGAGCGCTTTCCGCATGATCCACTCGAAGCTGAGCGGTTTGGAGGCTTTCAGCTAAATAATCTAGGTCCTCTTCAGTGACCTGCCATTTATTGGCGTTTACGCTTTCATCGATAGCTGTGCCTTCAATAGGTAGAAGACACTCTTTCAAAGTTCGTTCTGCTTCAACGCCTTTCACAGCTGAGAAAGGCACATAATACTTCAACTGCACTTTTCATTCACCTCGAAAAGTCTGAGGTTAAATCAAGTCGGGATAGAATCGGTTTAATCCGCGCATTCGAGCTAACTCACGTCTCGCAGCGTTGAAGGCTTCGAAATCCTCGAAGAACCCTTTCTTGCTGGGCGTGTAGCCTTTGCAGCCGGGAACTTCGCATGGCGGATGCTCCATGCCAAGCTGACGGTAATGGCCTAAAAGATGGTCGTGAGCTTGCTTCGCCCATTTCTGCTTAATGTCGGTGTGTGTAACTCTAGCCATCCCGTTCGTTAGATGTGGCAGATCTATCTTGCCGCTTTCATCGTGGTGCGGAAGATGGCGTTTGTTCAAGTCGTGGGTCTTATCGCAAGCGCTTCGGTCATGTCGAGGATCAGTGGCTCGGGGGCATAGATCTGGCTCTATGAAGGCGAACGCGCTGTTCGGTAGACGGTTGATGTAGGCGCGGCTCCATTTGACAGCCCCAAAACCATAGGGTACACTGCTCATTTTCTTCAAACCTCTTAGAAAATGTTAAACCGAAAGATTCGGCGTGACTGCGGGAGAATTACTCAGTTATCTTGCTGCATGAGAGATACATGTCGAGGAGGCGTCGCCGCGTCTCATTCCAAGCCTTCCAGTCCAGAAGGGTTCTCAGTTCAGCCTTAACGTTTTCCTCAAGCCATTTTCGAACCTGCTCCTTCGTCTTGAAGCGTTCCTTGCTGAATCGGTAGGCTTGAATGTCCCAGCGGTCAGTTCCCTTTACTCTCCCGATAAGAATACGGACGCCTTGAGTGACATCTTTCGACCTGATTCTGTCGAAGCGGTCAGGGTCCTTGACGCGGTAAGCCCACTCATTCGGATACTCATCTATGCCGGGCAAATTTTTCATCTCGACTCCGCTTGACGTGACATCTCGTCGAGGATCGCGTTCTTCACGTCGTCGACAAGCTTTCTACGGGCTCTCCTCTCAACCTTGACTTCAGGCGCAACCTCTTCCTTGACCGCTTCTACTCGAGGTTTATAGCCCATTTCAGCTCGCGCTTCATCGATCGTGACCACTCCATACTCGAGCAAAAGTGTAACCATCTTGCTCTTCGTTTCAGGGTCCATTTCGAGGATCGGATGCCACTTGATCTTGGGAATCTCGGTGCCTTCACCAAATTTGCGCGTGATAATCTGCTTGAAGAGAACGCTTTCAAGTTGGTCAGCGATCATCTCTTGCATAACTCTGAGGCGGCTGAGATATTCCTGAAGGACCACTTCAGCTGTGGCGCGGTTGGTTCCTTCGCTGTGGCCTGCGAAGATTCTAGGAACTCCTAGAGCGAACTCTCGTTGACGGTAGAGGTAGTCAAGCCACCATTCAACGCTCACATCTTTAGTCAGGCTTGAGACCACTTGAACCTCCACATCGCCTCGAACGAAGAGGTCGCTTGCAACCTTCCGCTCACGGAAGGCTTCTGCCAAGGCGCTTAGCTGAGCGTCGCTCCAAGGTCTCTCAGCGGTTCCGGCTTTCACGATTAACATAGGTTTCGCGTATGTATGCACTATAACAGCCATATCATCCTCGAATTGATCGATCAAAGCTTGAGTCTTTAGGAGAGGTCGAAGAATACTTGTGCCGTATGCCGACTCGTACCACCAAGACTTTCCACCGTAACGGAATTGAACGACTTCTTCGGGTGTGAATGCGACTGGAGGAAATGTTAGCAGTTGAATGTAGCCGAAGATGTTTCCGTACGCGTCTCGGCGAACTCTCATGTGAACCGGATCGAGCGGTTTAAGCCACCAGTCTTCAGGCGCTAGATCTTTGACTCCGCAGATCTCAACATAAGCATTTCCAAATGTGAGCATGTCTGTGGCGACTATACGGAGGGCCTCGAGTATGTTGATTTTATCCATCCAGTCTGTGAGGAATTGCCGTACAGATTCCTCTCCGCCTTGCAAGTCAAATCCTTTCGAGGTGACGAGGTTAGCTGTAACGTCGATAGCTGACTTGATGTAAGGCGTGAAAGTGTATAGGTCCTTATACTTTGGCAGATCCTCGATAGGCGTTGTTCCCCAAATCTTCTCCCACATCGTTGTGTAAGGCGGCGAGACGAAGCCTATGCCAGACCCGGCTAGGAAATGCCGGATCACATAGCGCCAGAGAACCTCGTCTCCACGCCAGCTGGGCGGAATATCCTCTTCAATCTGCTTTAATGCTAACTCCCTCGGAACCAGACGCTGCGCGAAGAACTTCGCAGCCTTAAGCCTCAATGCATGAACTGAGGCCTTGAAAGAAACCATTTCAAATCGTCTCTTCTATGGATTTAAAATGACAACTCCTCTTCCAGGCGGCGGCGCTGTTCTAGTCGCAAACACAGCTAGAGCTAAAGCCCAGAGCCTATCGTCATGTATGTGTGTGCCTTCAGGATGTGAGAACTGCATCTGGCCACCCTTCATCAATTCGAAGCGTTCAACATTGATTTCCGCGATCAAATCTGAGTCGTAGGGAATTTGAATTACACCGTTCTGCATTTGTTGTTTCAAGTAGCCGAGGATCTCCTGCTTGACAGAGACCGTAAGCGTTACGCCTTCAACGCTCGGAATATTTGCGCGAGCCATATCTTCGACTATGTATTCGCCGACACCTGATTGATCGCAGAGAACTTTGCTGATGGTTTTATAGCGGTCGGAGAGGGCTTTCACGTACCCGATGACGCTGGCGTATGGAGTTTCAAGAGGGAACTGGTGGAGGTGAACCAGTCGAAGCTTCTCGCCCTGCTTGTCAACCACAGCTATTACGCTATAGTCAACTTTTTTGCCAAAATCTACGCCGATAGTGAACTGGCCGTTCGCATTGTATTCGAAGGGATAATAGTCCCAGTCTTGAGTTGCAATTAAGGGCTCGCTCACTATGCATTTTGCAATTAGATCCTGAGGAAAGTATGCATCAGCATCTTCAACAAATTCTGAGAGGAATTCACGTCTGAAACGTTCAGGAGGCAGTTGCCTACGCATTTCATCGACGAAACTTCTTTTTATAAGCCTTGCCTTGACGACATCCTCAACTGTTATGACATGCCTGCTGAAACTAGGATCATTATTCATCTTGTAGAATACAGTGTTCTTCCCCCAAGGCGTAGAGCTAACAATTAACTGGCCGTCCGTAGTGGCTAACATTGGATAAAGCACGTTGTAGAAGACGAGCTCATCTTCGCGGAAGAATGCCCCTTCATCGGTTATGACTTGATGAGCATAGTAGCCCCGAAGGAGATGGGGGCTGTTCGGAAGCGCTACGATCTGGGATCCATTTCTAAACCAGATGACAGTCCTCTGCATCTTGGCGATGATTCTTTGACGGATCTTTCTTGGCATGCCCATCAAGAAGCCTTGGATGCGATCCATCATGATCATAGATTGACGCATTGAGGGAGCTACGATGAGCGTGACTGTTTTGGGGTGAACGGTCGCGAACCAGATCGCTCTAACAGCGATCGTCGTAGTCTTACCGGCCTGCCGGGAGAACCGAGCGACAATTCGTTTCTTCCTATCCTTCAAAAGGTCTTCTTGATATTTAGTCGGTCTGAAGTCAAGCAAGCGTCTAGCAAAGATTGCGGGATCTCTCAGTTCCTTAACGGTCTTCTCCAGATTCACCTTTCGTGAGCTTATCAAGGAGCTTACCTGCTTCGTCATCTTCCTTCAGTTCTTCCTCCAGTTCTCCGCGAAGCTTCTTCCGGAGGTACGGTGATAGCGCTAAGCTGTTCAGAGATTCATCCAGCATGTGGTCGATTAGGGCGAACGCATGCGCGTACTTCGATATTTCAGTTGGATCGCATTTGGACATAATTTCCTCTGCGTAAAGCCAGTCAGCCCAAAGCCTAGAGAAACGTTCGATGGCGGTATCATCAACTCCAGCTAAATATTCGCCCCGTTTCTTAACATGCTGAAAGACCAATCGCTTTAGCTTCACGTAGTCATCTTGATGAGATGCTGGGATTAGCACCCCAATATGATTCATATTTTTAGCCTCAAAATATTCTTATAGGAATTGGAAGCTATGCGTCAATTTACATAAAAACAGGGGGGATAGGGGGTCCCAGAGGCTAAGGATTCTCTACTTCTCCTTGGCTTTACTCTTCGCCCTGATCATTCGCCTATACTGACGTTCCAGATTCCTACTTTCTTCCCGTATTTTGCTGTAGTCGGCGTCGAATGCCTCCCAGATAGCCTTCTGTTTCTTGAGACTTTCATGCTTGCCGACTTCGAATAGGATGGCCCGTGATTCACTCAAGATCTGGCTTGAAGATTTTGGCGTAAGCCTTAACCTTCGCTGGGTCCTCTTGGTATTCGATTTCGTTGAATCTGGCTGCTTCGTCATAGGTTATCTTCCATCTCCCAGAATAGGCGACTTCGAGTGGAATGACAGGCGCAGGTCCAGGGTGTACAGTCGTTTCGAGGACATTCCATCCCCCCTGAATCTCAACGATCGTCCATGCGTGGAGTCCAAGCATTTTGCCAGTCCCTGATTCGAGCATGGCTCCGAGACAGACATAGGCCTTATGGCCGAGGATCCGTAGGAGCGAGGTGCAGAGGCATGCTGTGTCAATGCATATCCCGTATCCGGTTCGAATCGTCTGTCCGGGCATCAACCAACCGTACTTGGCGTACTCGTCGAAGAGGTAGAGGCCGTCCCACCACTTGAAAAGCTGTAGGTGCCGTTCTACAGCTGGTTTTCCGCGAAAGTTGAGGGGATACTTGATCTGTTTGCAGACGTAGTCGAAGACTGCTCGAACAGAGTCTTGACGCCAAGCCTTGAGAGCTGTAGTGATTCTAGCGAGTTCGAGATTATCGATTTGTATGAAGTCTGTCACATAGCATTCTTCGCCCAAGAGAGCCGTATTGACTATTGGAACCTTCTTGCTCATCGATTTCAACTCTCGCCATGATTCCAGCGTACTTCTTGAAGTCTGTAACCCCGATCAGTTTGGGCATAATCAGATATGCGGAGTAGACAACAGTGTTCGAGTGCTTGACTTTGAAGTATAGGGGATGAGCCTGTAAGTCATGGCGCATGCATAGGATGTCGATGAAGTTCTTCTGGATCTGGAAGAGGTATTCGCCTAGCTTTCTGGTAACATGGTATTGGTCGTCTTTCGAGTATTTCGGGCCTAAGTCGACGTAGAAGTCTTGGAGATAATACTTCCGCAGGTCGGCTGAGCTCCATGTTCGAAAGTTAAGCAGCATGCCGTCCGTTAGTGCGATCGTGAGATTCTGTCTAGGCTGGTAGACATTGAAGAACTTCTGGATCTGAGGGCTTGGGCAGCCATATGGGTCGAAGTCCACGTAGGTTATCGGCAGTTCCTCTATATTCTTGAGGATTCGGGGCAAATCTTCGAGGACATCTATGTTATCTTGATTGAGTAGGACGGCTCGATCGCTGAAACGCTTCATGTTGACCCTCAAGGCCTTGAAGAGGACCGGGTCTTTCTCGACGCATATGATCTTTCGGCATTGAGGTGCATAGAGTTGCGATAGTAAGCCCTTCCCAGCGAATAGGTCTAGGATCAGTTTTTGAGGGAACATTCGGTAAACTTGCATTCGTAAGCTTGATTTGTCAGGATCTAGCTCTCCCCCTCTTATGCGATACTTGGGTCCTTTGAAGAACCGTTTTGGGAGGCCCCACC